AACACATGCTGCGCCACATGGAGAGGAACCTCTACGGGCTTGTCTTTCACGAATTCATAAAAGACACCACCGTACCCATCTCTGAGTACGGTGTCGCTGTGGTTGGTTACAAAAACCGTCTGCGTCATAGATTCACAATGTCACCGTAGACCGTCACTTCGCAAGTTGCATCAACAGCAGTAGTGACTTTTACCCACAGAGCGCCAGAGGTATACACGTTAGAAACGGCATTAGCTGTTGGAGCAATATCTTGAAAAGTCGTAGTGCTGGTGACGTTTGAGAGCTTGGTCGTTGCAAAAACTGCATTGGCAGCGTTGCCATCGCTAGACGTAATGATGCTTACGTTAGCGGTGGCAGCGGTTGCGTTTGCGTTAGAGATGGTGACACGGCGAACTATGTAGCTTGTACCTACCACAGACATCACAGCAGCAGCGTTGCTGACCGCATTTAGCGGGACAGGCGATGCTGTGGCAATAACAAAATTGCCAAACGAGTCTGGGTAACGAGCGCCTACATTGTTTGCGTTCATGTCTACTCCTTAGCTGTTGTAAGTGCCAGGAGCGTTGTTGCCGCCATTGGAGGTGTACAGAGTCAAAGTCTGAGTGGAGGTCGTTGCGTTTGCACGCACGTTCCAACCGTCAGAAATGATAGTACCGCCCACGTTAGCAGCAATGTACGTAGTCCACGCATTTGCGTTGGCAGAGGTGTATGCATTCACTTCAATAGCCACGTTGTTGGTGGTTTGAGGAAGAATGTATGCGCCAGCGGGGATGAACTGTGCGCTAGACACGCCAGCGTTCATCAACGTAGTGTTACCGATACCGATAGCAGAGATGGTGACACCTTGCAGATACGAACCAGCAGCATTGGTGGCTACGTTTGCAAGCAGGATTTTATTGAGTGATAAAGACATGCTCTATGCTCCTTACAGTGAGAGGTAGTTGTAACCCGTCACCTTGGTCATCGACTTGGGTTTGACGTTTACCAGTTCGGCAATCATCAGCACCGCGCCAACATAACCAATTTGCCAGTTGGGCAGAGTGGACTCAAATCCTGTGAACACAAACGAACCTTGCTCATGGATGTAGAGCGACAGGTAGTTGGTGTTGAGGAAGTAGACCGTGCCTTCGGGGCAGTAGGGGTCAGGATAGATAGGAACACCAGCAACCATCAGGGCGCGGAATGCAGCCTGGGGGCCATTGTTGTCGCCGTCAAAGCCGGAACCTGGGGTGATGACATATTGCTCTTGACCAACAAAGTCTTGAGCCAGCAGCGTCCAAGTACCAAAGCCGCAAACACCAAAGCTAGGCATCTCAGCGCCGTTCTTCACAGTGCCGGAAATGTATTGCAAGATGTTCTGACGAGTGGGGTTAACCGAGCCAGCAGCGTACTGCTTCGACTTCCACCAGGTGTAGGTCGAGCGGTTAATGTTGCCGTAGGTTTGCAGAGTTGTACCGTCATCCACAGCACCAGGCAGTCCGATGAACTGTTGGGTGTTGGTGGTGTTGTTGTACAAGGCAGTTGCCATTGCGTCCATCATCACGTTGGTCGCATCGTTCATACGAGCTTCAATCAACGGGATAATTGCTGCGTCTTGCTGAACTGCGCCTTCCATGCCGAGGAATGGCACGGGAGAAATCATCAGCTTCAAGTCAAACTCAGCGTTGTAAGCACCTTGCTGGACTGACGGTTGGGCAAAAGAGCCGCTGTAGTCAGACCATTGGGCATTCACAAACTGTGCGCCTTGGACGGGGACAGTGATAGAAGAAACACCACCAGAGGCTTGCTGACTATTGCTAATCAGGGCCGCAAGTAGCGGGGTCGAGTTGTAAAGCTGGACAACCAGCTTCGGGATAAAGGCTCTACGAGTTACGTAAGTCAGTTCAGTAAACTGAGATGACCCTGTAGCTGGTAGGATGCCGCCGCCAATAGCCATAAGGCCTCCTTACGAACAGATAAACAAAAGAATACCCTCTTTTACAAACCTATCGGACGATTCGGTCTACGCAAATCGTTCAACGCATTCATAGCCTCAGTCCGTGCAGCACCAGCCGGATTCTTCCAGTAACGGTTCAAATCAAACTGCTTTACGGGTGAAGCGTTGTATCCAGAAGAAGTAGGAATCGCTGCCTGTTTCATCCACGCATGGTACTGCGCCGCAGTCTCATGGTCATGGATTTTTTTATCAAGCATGATTTTTTCTACTTCTTCAATCTCGCCTTCGGACTGAATCAGTCCTTTCTTCATCAGACTGTTGCGCCGCTTCTGGAGTTCTTCCACAGCGTCACGCTCCCGCAGCTTAGCTTCCAACTGCTGAACGCGCTGCTCAGACTGACCCACAGCTTTGCGGGTGTAGTCTTCCATGTCGAGTTCGGGAATTGGCAAGTCCGGCTTGACCTTCTTGGTCATGCGGAGAAAGTCTTTGCGAGTCTCAGGATTTTCAGCCAGCATCTGGGACAGAGCGGCTAACTCATCACGAGCCTCAAGAGAAATGTTTTCAAGCGACATATTTTTACCCTCTAATTGTTTAGATTACGCGCTTGCCGTCAGCAGGCTTTTGTACAGCCATGCCCATTTTTCCACCCAACTTCGACGGGTTGGATAGACCGCCGAGTTGAGCAAAACGAGGAGTGTTGGTTACAACGCCGTTTTGTTGATTGTTGTCAGTGGGTTTGCGAGGAGCCGCTGCGCCACGTGGTTTGAACAAGTCCATGATATTTCCTTACATAGGTGGGGGAGAAGGGGGTGGCATACCGCCGCCAGGTGGGGGAGGCATACCTCCTCCGGCGGGTGGCATACCTGGAATCGGCGCAGCAGACATAGACCTTGCCTCAGGCGATGCGCCACCAGCCTGGGGAAGAGTTTGAAGCATCTGCAAAATTTCAGACTGCTGCAATTCGTTGGTTTTGTTTTTGCGCGGCCCCATCAAGCCCGACAGTTGCCGGATAGCAGCCAAGGCCTTTTGGCCTTCTGGAGATTCTGACCCGAGGGCTGGGAGTGATTGCTCTAGCAAGTCCACTGCCATCCCGATGTTAATCATTGCGCCTTCTTTGCTACCCATCTTTGGTTCGGGGGTAGACATAGGTGCGGACATAGGCGGGGTTTCCGCGTCTGACATTGCACCAGGAGGGGGAGCGCCAGCACCAGCAGGAGGCATTGGCATAGCAGCACCAGCAGAACGACTGCCTCGCATTAGCTCTCTCAACTTCTCTTCTGGCACACTCATAACTAACTCCTTTGGTCGCGTTTGTACCATATACAAACGGTTTGTCAATAGTGGCGGTTATTTAGCATCCAACCGCCAAATGATGTGCTGCTCTAGGCAACCAAGGGTTTCCCCTTGATTACTTGCGAGACTTACGTCCTTTACGACCTTTACGCATAATGCGCTCCTTCATCAAGGCGGCCACTTACTTTACAGGGGAAGCAGCCATACCCTTTTATCGCCCTTGCGGGCAATTCTTACCGACGAGTCTTACGACCGCGCTTGTGCATTTTGTACATGAATAGCTCCTGTTAGTCAACGGCGGGCATAGTCACGCTGACTGCGCCCTGCATAGTTTTTAATCCCATCCTGACGGTATGTCAAGGAGGGAGACGCTTCTTTTCTTTGCAGAGATGATGTATTCACACGGGGCTGGTCTGCCTTGGGTTGCGTAACCCCTGCGCGGGATGAGCCTGGTGTGGTTGCCATCATTTCTCCTTGGGTGGTGGGCCTGGAGGCTTGGGTGGAGCAGAGGCGGCTTTTTCAGCCTGCTTCTCTTCCATCTTCTTCAGCCTGTCCTTGAGCAATTGTTTCATGGGCGGCTCTAGCAAGTCAAGCAAAGATTCCTTGTCGATTGCCTGGGCCTTAAACAAGTTAAAAGCCAGTTGCCGCAAGTCCTCTGTGAAGATAGGACTGTTGCTGTGTGCATCCACTTTGACCACAAAGTCTTTGGTGAACTGTTCGGCAATGAACGGCAAGCCTTCTACATCTTTGAAGTGCGTGTTGTCGTATGCCTGCATACACTTGAGATACAGAGTAGCCAACTTCTCAAGACTGTCCTCAATGACCAGCGCACGCTTTTTAGCGCGGCTGCTTCCCATGCGGGCAAGCTGGCTGGCATGACCAGAGGAGCGGACACCCGCTTCACCCTTGCCTTGCAGCACGTTGCCTATGCCGGACACTTCCTCAAACATTTGGTCTATCTGACCCAGTTCTTTGA